GACCATTCTAAACCTTTCTTAGTATTATGCACTATCTCCCATAGAGCCAGTGCCATATCTAAAGATTTAACCGCTCTTTTGTGTTCCATAACATCGTCTGGATCACTCAAATCATATTTTAACGTCGCCTTTGCCATAAGTCTTTAAGTTTTTTAGTTGGTCTCTTGGTTTTATAATTACCATTTTCAGTTTCCTCAAGTAATGGGGCTCTCCAAATCTCATATGCAATCCATACACCCGTAACAATTAATAATAATGCAAAATACCTCATATGTTAATTTTTATATTGTGAAATATTGTGTCTTCCAAAACTGCCACCACTTCTTTTTTTGAACTGGTTTACATTCTGAAAATGGATTGTTTCCAAACGAAACTGAATTTGAATATTTTGATGTCAATACATTTAAAAATACTTCATGATATTTTTTTGGTATTTCGTCAAAATCCGCACTTATGTTAACATTTAAATACTTTGGTCCATCTTCTGTATAAACCGTAAATTGTTCGTTCATACTAATGATAGTGCTAGCCTTAATATTCAAGTACTTTGTTCCACCTAAATTTAGGTCGCCACTAATATGTTTTTTAAAATCCTCGTCCGACATTTTACTCTGTTTGTGTGGTTAATATTAATTCAAATTCTTCCGCCCCATTTTTGTTTTTCTCTTTAAACATTTCGAAGGCAACTTCATAACGACCTAATTGAACTGCGGTAACAAATAGTTCTGATTTTAAACTATCTCTCTCATCAATTAACATTTGTTTTTCAATGTCACCACCTTGTATGAAATCATTACCTTCCTTACATTTTCTCAACTCATCTTGTTGTTGAAAATAAAAGAACGTCATAATTACCAAACCCATTAAGGACATTGCAATTCCTCCTCTAAATTTTGTTTCTCTTGTCATTAATCTAAGTTTTTAATATCCAATAATGTTTTTTCAACTTCTTGTTCCGATAGATACCCAAGTACATCATCTGTAATAGGAGTATCATATGTTATATGACCATCTTTACCAAAGACAGCTAATTCATACAACCCATCTTTTCCACCATAGGTATGTGGTCCTTGTACAATACTAGCTCCGTATCCATTTGAGAATTGAACTATACACTGTTGTCCCATTCCCGCCGGATGTGGTTGGAAGTTCAGTTCTTCGAACACTACTGTGTTGAGATTGTTTGTTGGTCTTTCTTTTGTTTTCATCTTTTAATTTTTTTACGAATGCTCGTGTTAAATAAAAATTCATAGTTAAAATATTTCTTCAGCAATACCTAAACCTTCGGCCAACGCAAATAACAAAGCCGAACTTCTAAGATCGTGATTAAATAAGAAATAACAAGCCACAAATCTGATAACGGATTTAATAAAACTTATCCAAAAGTGACTGTTTGTTTTTGATTCTTTCTGTTGCATAATCTAATATAGTTAATTTTTATGAGATTTCAAAACTTTTTGTGATTCAATATAATTGTCAATAAAGTTTATTCGTTGACCAATCCAATACATCACATTGACTGTCATAGAGTTACCAATTGCACCTTTAACACTCGAATATGATGGTTTCTTACCCGAAACTTCAAAGTCTAAGTAACCGTCTGGAAATCCTTGAAGTCTCTCTAATTCTCTTTCTGTGAAGGTTCTAATACTATCATTATCAATCCAATAGTTAGATGTGGATACTTTACCAAATCCATCAACTAATGTTTGTGCATATGATTTGGTTACTGTACCTGCGAGTTTAATTTCTCCAAGAATATTTCTGGCGTACTCATCCCTCTTGATTCTATTCTTTTCTTTAACGCTTTCAAAACATCCTTCTTCAAATAATACGGAGAATGGGACTTTCCAATTGTTTCCACGATATCCAACAATGAAGATTCTTTTGCGTCGTTGGGGAACTCCGAAGTATTGGCTGTCGAAAACCCTATAAGCGATGGAGTATTCTTCACCTTGGACAATTCCTTGTTTGTCAAGGTCTTCTGCTTTGAAGTTAGTACCTGTGAAAGAGGAGATGATTTCACATAATGCTTTTCTGTGTTTGCTTTTAAAAACGCCTTCGACGTTTTCCCAAATGAACCATCTTGGTCGTTTTTCTTTAAGAATTCTTCCATACTCAAGGGAGAGTTGACCACGGACATCATCCATTCCTTTGTTGAGTCCTGCATCGGAAAAAGATTGACAAGGCGTTCCTCCGACCAATAGGTCGAAGCTGATGTTTCTGTAACTTTCATGTTCGTTTAATTTTGTTAAGTCTGAAAATAATGGGGTTGTTGGATAGTGATGTGATAATACTTTTTGTGGAAAAGATGCGAAGTCACATAAACCTTCACATTTCCAATTTAATGGGGACCAAGCCACGGTTGCGGCCTCAATTCCACTACATACTGAGAAATATTTCATAACTGTTTTGTTTAATGATGAAACAAAGTTATGTATATTTTATGAAATACAAAAAAAATTTTAGAATATTTTTTAAATTATTCTTAAGATATTGAAAATGAATTAGTTAGGAAGTCATATTTTTCCTTTTTCCACTCAAGATATGTGTATTTTTTAAATCTTTGGGTTAATATGGCTATTGCATCATTGAACATTTCCAGAGTTTGGGTATTGGCTTTACCGTATGATTGTACCAAACCGCCCTTACGATATTGTAAATTTATTCTTTTTCTTTTACATTGTAATCCAACATAAATGTAAATTGATCCGTGGAGAAATTGTTTAGACATACAGTTTTTCATGTTGAATCCCTCAATCCTAAAATCCTCTTCGGTTACTAATACTTTTGGTTTAAATAATTCCCCCTCAATTAAAATATCTTCTTCGATTTCATCTAAAAATTCTTTAGGTAAATCATATCTAACTTTATAACCTCGAGCAAAGTGAAATTTAATACCAGACCACATCTCCAATAAATTATCAAATTCACTATCGTTTTTTGCTTTAAATTTTAAATCAACTCCTCTAACCTCAAGTAATTCTCTAATCGATAATAACTTATTAACTAAATAAACTAACGAATCTGTTTTTAATGAATCATTTTCCCATTTATTGATGATGTTAACCATACAATTTTTTTCACTATCATTCTTTAATTGGTGTAACTTATTGTTTGGTTCATAATCAAAACAATGTTTCTCCCAATTAATTTTCTTTAGATAATCTAGATAGTTGTCACCAAATAATTTACAAATATAATTTAATGAATTTAATTTAATACTTTTATTGGAATGGTATTTGTTTAATTCACCTATTAGATATTTCGATTTAATACCATAATGGTCTAAGACTGATGGTAAAAATTTATAATCATTTTTTTCTAACCATTTCTTTTTGGGGTAATCATGTTGGATGTCATAGTAAACACTGTTGTGCCCTTTGATACCTTTCATTTCCAAATGAAAATCAACAATCATATCATAAAGAAAGTTAACCTCAAATTCACCTTTTGTAATTTTAGAAACAATAAATTCAGATTTGAATTTATCTTTTATAAGACTGTATATTAAATCTAATATTTTAGAGGTTGCTCTTGAATACTTTACTCCCCAAAACCCAATTCTCTTTTCTCCCCTTTCAAATCCATTCTCAGTTAAGTCCAACAATAAACTAAAGTTGTTCTTTTTCTGTTTGATTGTGGATTTAAACATTTTCATATCCGTTAAACCATCATTAATGATTTTATATGTAATATGAATATCTCCGGTTTTTTTATTTAAAATCAATTCATGTTCAAAAAGAACCTTTTTATTTCTACCATATCGCTGATAATCAAAATCAAATGTTGACTTGTAAATAATATTAACATCGTCGTTGAATAATTTTAAATCACACGTAGACAACGACTTACTTTTCTTATCCTTCTTCTCTTGATTGTGTATAAATAATAAATCCATATACAAAATATATATGGATTTATTTGAATTGTGTAGTTAAAATGGAAGTGCTCTTCTCATCTCTTCTTGAATAAATTCATCGATTCTTCTTGGTTCTCTATGTTCAGACATCACCTCAATACCATTTATTTTAATGGGTACCTTTTTCTTATCTAATGAATGTAGAATACCCATCCTCGCATAGATTTTAGTTTTTTCCTTTAACTTATCAACCGCCATTTCAATATCTGCGGGTGGTTGGTTATTACAAAAATGTCTAGCTTGGATTAAGGTACCTGTTTGACAATCAAATTCACAGGTGACCCTATCTTGTTTATTTTCAGTTCTTATGGAAATGACTATCGATTTTTCTTTATCAGAATACGAGGCAACACAATGATGCATGAACCTACCTTCCTCA